GCTGGTCTATGTGTAGCAACATCTACTACACTTGATGACTGGTTCTCACCTGCTGGACTATCCCGTGGTGGAGTTCGTAACGCTATTAAGTTAGCATACAACCCAACACAAGCTGATAGAGACGAACTGTATCAGAATAGAATCAACCCAGTTGTTTCCTTCCCTGGTCAAGGCATCACTCTATTCGGTGATAAGACTGCATTGTCTTCACCTTCTGCATTCGACAGAATTAACGTTCGCCGACTCTTCATCAATATTGAAGGAAGAGCAGAAGGACTTGCTAAGGCAGTTATCTTTGAGCAAAACGATGAGACCACAAGACTTGGTTTCTCAAATGCACTAGGGTCATATCTCTCTGAGGTACAGGCACGTAGAGGTATCACTGACTTCCAAGTTGTATGTGATACAACAAACAACACACCTAGTGTTATTGACCGTAATGAATTTGTTGCTGAAGTTTATGTTAAACCAACACGTTCTATTAACTACATTACATTATCATTCGTTGCAACACGTACTGGAGTTTCCTTCAGTGAAGTTGTAGGTCGCTCATAAATTAACCACAAACAGTAGGAAGGTAAAAGAAAATGGCTATTAACTCAAACGTATCTGAGTTTCTGCAGAAAATCAAACAGGGCGTTAAGCCCAATATGTTTGTTGTCGATATACAATTCCCTGGTACTCTTGCCAAGGGAAATGTCGATAAAGACTTAGTTAACATACTTTGCAAGTCTGCAGCACTCCCTGCATCTAACTTAGGTGTAATAGAAGTCCCATTTAGAGGACGCTCAGTAAAAATCTCAGGTGATCGCACCTTTGATACATGGACTGCAACATTTGTAAACGATGAAGATATGAGAATTCGCTCATTCTTCGAGCAATGGTCTGCAGCAATCAATTCCCACGAGGGAAATGTTTCAACTCTATTCAGACCAGAAACAACTGGTTCTGGATATATGGCTGACTTGTATGTGAAGCAACTTGAAAAAGACTCCACAACAAACGGTAATATAATTAGAGAATACAAACTACATCACGCATTCCCATCTGCTGTCTCTCAAATCGATCTTGCTTATGATAGCAACGATCAGGTTTCTGAGTTCACAGTTGAGTTCCAATTATCTTATTGGACTGCGGTATCTGGAGACGCAGCAGGATCTAATCCTCCTGGAGTTCAAGAGGTAGTCACAGTAGCATAAAATCTGAACGTATAAATAAGTTTAGATCTAGCGTAAGAATTTATTATGAGTCAGTTATTTGGCTTTCAAATAAACAAGAAGGAGGATCGAAGGGGTCAATCTCCAGTTCCTCCTAATGCTGACGATGGCATTGCCGTTGCAGCTGGTGGTTATTTTGGCACGTATGTCGAGACTGACGCACAAGCAAGAAATGAATATGATCTCATCAAAAGGTATAGGGACATGTCTCTACACCCAGAGTGTGATGCTGCTGTTGATGATATTATTAACGAGTTTGTGGTTAATGACTCGAATGATAGTTGTGTAGATATTAATCTGGATAATCTAGAAGTAGGTAATTCAGTAAAGAAAAGAATTCGGGAGGAGTTTGGTTACATCAAACGTCTCCTGAATTTTGATGTTAAGGCACACGAGTTAATTCGTAACTGGTACATTGATGGTAGGATGTATTACCACAAGGTAATCGACTTAGCAGAACCGAAGAAAGGTATAACAGAACTTCGGTACATCGACCCTATGAAGATTCGTAAGGTCAGACAAAAAATTAAAGACCCTAATGAAGATCCAACAACAGTCAGAGGAACTGCATTGGAACATGAGTGGGGTAACTACGTTGACTACTATGTTTTCAATCCAAAAGGTTTTGGTAGACAGTCTTCATTAACTGGACCAGGTGACTTCACTGGTAACCAAGGTATCAGGATGGCCTTCGACTCAATAACATACGCACATTCTGGTCTACAAGACATGAACAAGCGTATGACTTTGAGTTTCCTTCATAAAGGAATTAAAGGTCTCAATCAATTAAGGATGATTGAAGATGCATTGGTCATCTATAGATTATCAAGAGCACCAGAACGTAGAATATTTTACATCGATGTAGGTAACCTTCCAAAGGTTAAAGCAGAGCAATACCTACGTGATGTAATGTCTCGTTACAGGAACAAACTTGTCTATGACTCACAAACAGGTGAGATAAGAGACGACAAGAAGCACATGAGTATGCTTGAGGATTTTTGGTTACCTCGTAGAGAGGGTGGTCGTGGAACTGAGATCACCACCTTGCCTGGTGGACAAAACCTAGGGGAACTCAAAGATGTTGAGTATTTTAAAAAGAAACTTTATAATTCTCTCAACCTTCCTCCTTCACGGCTCACAGACGATAACAAAGGATTTAACCTTGGTAAAACCACTGAAGTCCTTAGAGACGAACTCAAGTTTGCAAAGTTTATCGGAAGGTTACGTAAGAGATTCAGCTTTCTATTTCAGGATATTCTCAAGACACAACTTATTCTTAAAGGAGTAATTGCTCCTGAAGATTGGGAAGATATGCAAGAGCATATCCAGTATGATTACATACACGACAATCATTTTAATGAGTTAAAAGAACTGGAGATGGAAACCCAGAGGGTAGCATTGCTAACCCAGATGGATCCTTTTGTAGGTAAGTATTATTCTGTTGACTACGTTCGTAGACACATTCTTAATCACACTGATACTGAGATTAAGGAACAGGATAAGTTAATGAAGAAGGAAATTAACTCAGGTCTCGTAATGGATCCTATTGATGTTAACTCATTCGATGTGATGGATCGTCAGAACGATGCCTTTGCACCAGAAATCGATGCACAAAACGCCGAGGATGATGCAGAAAGGGAGATGGAGAAAGCGAAGCAACAAGCTAAATTGAAACCTGCTCCTACCAAAACACCTAGTAATACTAAATAGATATTATGGAAGAAACGAATCCACAAGCAGAAGTGCTTAACGTAGTTGATTTTATTAAAGACGGCAAAAGAGCAGACGCTATTGATGCTGTTAATGATATATTATTCGCACGTGCTGCTGATGCAATGGGCAGTTATAAACAAACTGTTGCTAATACATATTTCGATGAACCTGTAGGAGAGGAACAACCCAATGAAACTGATAACGGAACAGATTGAAAATGTAAAGGTCATCACTGAAGGTAAAGGTGATGATAAAAAACTCTACATTGAAGGAGTCTTTCTACAAGCAGAATTAAAGAACAGAAATGGTCGAGTCTATCCATTTAAAGTTCTAGAAAATGAAGTAGGTAGATACAATGAGGAATACGTTAAAACAAAACGTGCTCTTGGGGAGTTGGGTCACCCTGACGGTCCTACTGTTAACCTTGACCGTGTTTCACACAGAATTACATCGCTTAGAGCTGAAGATAATAACTTCATCGGAAAAGCACAGATCTTAGACACTCCTATGGGTAAGATCGCTAAGTCTCTTCTTGGAGAGGGTGTACAACTAGGTGTATCATCTAGAGGTATGGGTTCAATCGAACAGCGTGAGTCAACTAACTATGTTATGGATGACTTCATGCTTGCAACTGCTGCTGATATAGTAGCAGATCCTTCAGCACCAGATGCTTTTGTAAATGGTATCATGGAAGGAAAAGAATGGGTTTGGAACAACGGAATCCTGAAGGAAACTAAAGTAGCTAAATACCAGAGATATATGAGCGAGGCAACTCGTCAAAACATGGAAGAGAAAACACTAAAAGTCTTTGGTGATTTCCTTTCAGGATTGTAATTTAATAAATAAACTTAGACTTAATCAGCTAATTATCGGGGAAACTCAAATGTCAGATATGTTAAACGAAAAGTTTGCGGAATTCGTTAGTGAAGAATCTACGAAGAAAATACTTTCTGAGTATCAAGATCCTATGCCTAAAGTAAACGCAACTGTTCTACCATCTAACCCACCTGCACCTGGTGCAGTAAGTGGTGAACCTAAGAGGGATTCACATCAGGATCCTCAACCTAGTGTTGGAACAGATGCTGCTACAGCAGGTCAATCCATAACCGACAACGGTGGT